CTGGAACAGCATACGGAACGTCAGGTCAGGTTTTAACTTCGGCAGGAAATGCTCCTCCAAATTACATAAACCAATCCAGTATTGCTGCTGGCTCTGCAACTAATGCTACTTTGGCTACAACTGCAACCCTTGCAACTTTGGCTACTTTGGCTACTTTGGCTACTTTGGCTACGCTGGCTACAACAGCAACCACGGCAAACGCCACAGCGGCGGCTTTGACAGCAGGTTCGTTTTTAACAAGTGGTGGTACTTTTAACGGTTCAACTGCCCGCACGTTTGCTGTTGATGCAACCAATCTAAATACAGCCAGTAAAGTTGTTGCCCGAGACGCATCGGGTAATTTCAGTGCAGGAACAATTACGGCAACTCTGAGTGGCGCAGCTTCATCCGCAACCAATGCTACTTTTGCTTCTTCAGCAACCAATGCTACTTTTGCTTCATCCGCAACCAACGCTTCAGCAGCAACCAATGCCACCTTTGCTTCATCCGCTACCAACGCCACTTTTGCTTCGTCTGCAACCAACGCCACTTTTGCAACGACAGCAACGACTCTTAATTCTTCAAACTACATCCAAAGAACAGGCTCATCTGGAAATTTAAATACCGATTTCCAAAACACTCCCGCTGGCTCCACAAGAATCCAAGGAGATGATGCAGGTTTATCGAATAGCCCAGGTGGTACATGGTGGTTTTATGACAACATGCGTCATTACAATGGAAGTAACTATTGGGGTACTCAGGTTGCGTGGGGATGGGAAGATAACGCTAATAGACTTGCAACCCGAAATGTGCAAGCCAATAGTTTTGGTAGTTGGGTCTACTACCTTAATTCAAGTAACTATACTTCCTATGTTGCACAGCTTTCGACAGCAAGTGGTTCAGCGCCATCATATTCAGCCCGTGCTTGGGTGAACTTTGCTGGATCTAGTGGAGGAATAAGGGCTAGTGTAAATGTTTCATCTGTTACAAGAAATGGTACAGGGGATTACACAGTCAACTTTTCAACTGGAATGTCTGACGCTAATTTTTCTGGTGTTGTGTCTAGTTCTGGTGTTGTAAACGGTCAGCATTTACCTACTTTTCTTGGTAGCCCCGGTAGTAATGATACAAGTTCGCATCCCTCTGCCTCAGCGTTTAGATTTAGTTCCTACAATGTCACAAACTCAGGTTTAAGAGGCGACCCAACAGAAGTTAACGTCGCAGTATTTAGATAAGGATTCAAAATGGATGATGTAGTTATTGTTTATAAAAACAACGCAGACAAAATCACTCTTTGTTTTCCATGTCACGATAGCGGCTTAACCATAGAGCAGATCGCTAAAAAAGACGTCCCCTATAACGTGCCATATAAAGTCTTTCCTAGAGAAAGTTTGCCTGATTTTACGTTTTCAGATGCGTTTGAAGTTGATTTTTCAAACCCCGATGGCTATGGCGCTAATTGGGGTGTTGGCACAACAAAGGATGTTATGGGGTGGAATGAAGACGGGTCTCCAGTTTTAAGGGGCGACGCATGATTACAGTAAACATAGACAAAGCCAAAGTCATAGCGCACACAAAACGCCGTTTAGCTCGTGAGATGGAGTTTAAACCGCATGATGAATTAATGATGAAACAGATTCCCGGCACTGATTTAACTGCTGTTGAAGCGGCAAGGGTGGTAATCAGAGCCAAATACGCGACAATGCAAACTGCTATTGACGCAGCCTCAACAGTAGATGAAATCAAGGCAGTGATGCCACAAGGAGTTTAATTATGAGCAGCACATATTCAAGCAGCCTGCGTGCCGAGCTTATCGGCTCGGGCGACCAAGCCGGTACATGGGGAACCACTACCAACAACAACTTCGCTTACATTTTTGACTCGGCAATTGCGGGAATTAACACTGTAACTGTCACCTCCACTGCGCAGGCTCTGACCTATGTAAACGGGCCGACATCCTCTTCGGCGCTAAATCAGTCCATATATGCCATTTTAAAGTTTAATAGCGCATCTGCGGCAACGGCTATCTACGCTCCGCCAGCACCCAAAATATACATTATTTGGAACAACACCAGCTACACCATCACTATCTACAACTCTACGGTAATTGGTAATACAACGGCTGCGGGTTTAGGCGTAGCAATTCTCACCGGCAATAAGGTCATGGTGTGGTCAGACGGGACAAACTTCTATGAAGTCCAAGCCCAAAACTTAACCGGCACACTTGCTATTGCCAATGGCGGCACAGGTCAGATTACAGCCAACGCTGCGTTCAATGCACTGGCTCCAGCGCAGACAAATAACCGACTACTTCGCTCAGACGGCACAAACACATCATTTGCTCAAGCTGTTCTAACCACTGACGTAACTGGGGTCTTAGGCGCAGCTAACGGCGGCACAGGCATTGCAAATAATGCAGCAGCCACACTAAACCGCAATGGTAACCACGCCCTGACGCTTACAACTTCCGCTACAACTTCCATCACATTACCCACCACAGGCACATTGGCTACATTGGCTGGCACAGAAACACTGACCAACAAAACCCTGACCAGCCCAACCTTAACAGCCCCTGTTCTGGGTACACCCTCTTCGGGCACGCTAACAAACTGCACTTTTCCTACACTTAATCAAAATACCACAGGCAACGCCAATACAGCAACTTTGGCTACGCTTGCAACACTAGCTACTTTTGCGACTTCTGCTGGCTCCGCCACAAATGCAAGCGCCGCCACCAATGCCACCTTTGCTTCATCTGCAACTAACGCTTCTTTTGCTACCAACTCAACCAACTCAACCAACTCAACCAACTCAACTAACTCAACCAATGCAACACTTGCCACTCTTGCAACACTTGCAACACTTGCAACTTTGGCCACCAATGCAACTAATGCGATTGGCAATGGTCAAACTTGGCAAGCTGTAACAAGAACTCAAGGCGTACCTTATACCAACAATACAGGTAAGCCAATAATGCTAAGTATCAACATAGCGGGAACGCCGGGCGCTTTCATCCAATTAACTATTGATGGAGTAACTGGGATTGGTCTTTCAAGCACTAATCAGACTGGCACTTTAACTGCTACTGCAATTATTCCAAATGGCTCGACTTATACTCAAGCTGGCAATACAGCAACCCAAGCGGCTTATGAACTCCGTTAAAGATATAGCCCAACGCACTGTTTAATGGTGAAATGAAATTGACCCACTCAGCATCCTCTTTGCCGCCAATGCCTGCGTCGCTGCAATCAAGCAGGGATGCAAGCTGTACAAAGACGCTAAAACGTCTTTCATGGAGATCAAGAAGACTGTTGATGAAGTTGCTTCAGATGTCAAAGCAGTCAGAGGGTTCTGGGCAAAGCTCTTCGGAACAGCACCCGCCGCCCAAGCCAAGCCTGTGGCGAAAAAGAAGGAAGCCTACGTTGCCGTTGACGAAACCCAAGTCATGGCAGACATCGTTGTCCAGCTTTCCCAGTTTTTTAAACTGCAAGAACAGCTTGCCGACCACATAAGGGAAGAGGAAGAGAAGAGCAAAACAGTCTACGATCCCGACGCTAACCTGATGGAAGCCGCCCTAAAGCGGGTGATGGCTCAAGACCAGATGGCTGCGTTGGAGATAGAGATAAGAGAGGCGATGGTGTACGGCGCTCCTAAAGAGATGGGGGCTTTGTATAGCAAAGTGTTTGATATGCGAGATGTCATCAAGATAGAGCAGGACAAAGCAAGGAAGAAACGGGATGATGAATCATGGCAACGCAAGGAAGAGGAGCGGCTCCTAAGAGAAAGGCAGGCGTACCTGCTGGCGACTTTTCTTTTCCTCCTATACCTGTGGCTACTGTTAGCCCTCTTAAACAGGACTGGGAGTTAGTGATGGGTTGGATTGCTGCTTGTTTGCTTGTAGTCGTGTTGTTGCCTCTACTTGGAATGTTGTACATGGATGTGCTGCAAACCAAAAAGGAAGCCCAAACGCAAATTGAAAAGATGGAAAAATTACGCAGAGAAGTTGAAAAGGAAAAACGAAATGATTCCAATAGTCGCATCCCTCCTCGGTAGCCTAGCCGAAAACGGCCTTGGGCTGCTTTCCAGTGCCATCCAAGCCAAAGGCAAAGAGGTAGTTGAGAAAACGCTTGGCGTAAAAATTCCTGACAACCCAACCGCAGAAGATGTCAGCAATCTGCGCCAGCTTCAGTATGAACACGAAGAGCGCCTACTTGAGTTGGGTATTGAGAAAGCCAAGATGGAATTGGCTGAATTGCAGATGTTTGCCGATGCCGCCAAGAACGAAGATGACAACGTAACAGACCGTTGGAAATCGGATATGAACAGTGATTCTTGGTTGTCCAAGAACATTCGCCCCATGAGCCTGATTGCCATCTTTTCTGGGTATTTCCTGTTTGCCATGATGTCTGCCTTTGGCTATAACGCCAATGAGTCTTATGTGTCCTTGCTTGGGCAGTGGGGCATGTTGATAATGGGCGCATACTTTGGCGGCAGAACCATTGAGAAATTAGCCGAAATGAAAGGCAGAAAATGAAAGCCAAGCTAACCTTTTTTGTGACCTTGATGGTCAGCTTTACTCTATGCGTTGTCATTATTGGCATGGTAGCCGTACTGATGGCTGGTTTGTTTGATCCATTGGTTGATAACGCAGAAATATTTAAACTAATTAGTCCAGCGTTCCAAACCATTGTTGGCGGATTTATTGGCTTATTGGCTGGCGTGAAACTGTCGCACGGCGAAACGGAGGAAAAATGAGCTTAAGCACTGAACAAGCTGCGTTTTTGCTGGACATGTGTAAGCTAATCCAGTACGCTACAGACCAAGGATTCGTGGTGACCGGCGGGGAACTTGCCCGTACCCCCGAACAGCAAGCCATTTATTTTAAGACGGGGCGTTCCAAGACTATGAATTCCATCCATCTAAAGCGCTGCGCCATAGACTTGAATTTCTTCAAGGACGGAAAGATCATCTGGGACAAAGGCATCCTTGCGCCGCTGGGCGCGTATTGGGAGACTCTGCATCCAAAGAACCGATGGGGCGGCAACTTCAAGTCATTGGTAGATTGCCCTCATTTTGAGCGCAACGTAGGTTAAAGATGCCCTTACAGAAACTCCAGCTTCGCCCCGGTGTAAACAGAGAAAGCACCTCTTACGCCAATGAGGGCGGGTATTACGCATCCAACAAGATTCGGTTTCGCTCAGGTATGCCTGAGAAGGTTGGCGGCTGGGCTAAAGACACAGGAACAAACCTTTCTACGTTACAGCCGACCACAGGTACGCTTTGGGGTGTCTGTCGTGCGTTATGGAATTGGCTCAACTTAACAGGTTACAACTTGTTGGCGCTGGGAACAAACCTCAAATACTATATTCAAAACGGTGTAAATGGCTTTTACTATGATGTAACCCCGCTGCGCAATACAACTACCGCAGGTGAGGCCACCTTTGCCGCTGCTACTGGGTCAACAACAATTACAGTTACCGATGCAGGACACGGTGCGCAAACTGGCGACTTTGTAACTTTTAGCGGCGCAGTTTCTTTGGGCGGTGTTATTACAGCCGCCATACTCAATGCCGAGTTTCAGATTACCTATCTAAGCTCTAACCAGTACACCATCACATCTTCAGTAGCAGCTAATGCAAGCGACTCTGGTAATGGCGGTGGGTCAGTTATTGCCGCTTATCAAATCACAACAGGTAATCCCGTATATACCCAGAACGTAGGCTGGGGCGCTGGTACTTGGGGTGGTCTTATTGTGGGTACAGCCACCACTGCGGTTTCCGGCGGTACGCTTTCAGCAGCTAACACTACCGTCACAGTACCTACACTGGCACAACAGGCACAACATTTACAGGCTGCACTCGCGGAGTCAGTGGTACGGGTTCAGGCGCGGCTACTACACATACAAACGGTACAGCAGTTGTTCAATCCACCACATTTACTGGTTGGGGTGCTTCGGCTCCTGCCGGTCAAGGTGTTGGACAACAGCTTCGCACATGGAGCCAGTCAACCTTTGGCGAGGACTTGATTTTTAATGCCCGTGGTGGTGCGCTGTACTACTGGGCAAACTCTGCGTCAGCAAACACATTTAATCGTGCGCAGCTTCTCGGCCCTAGCGCGTCAATCGTTACAAAATCAGGAACTGTAACTACAGATTCTTCATGCCCAACAGTTGCCAACTTTGTAATGGTGTCAGATTCCTCAAGGTTTGTCCTTGCGTTCGGCGTTAATGATTACGGCAGTGTGGTTCAAGACCCGTTGCTTATCCGCTGGTCTGACCAAGAGAGCTTTGCCACATGGTTTCCGGCTATTACAAACCAAGCAGGTAGCTTCCGTTTAAGTGATGGCTCGCAAATTATTACAGCCATACAGACCCGCCAAGAGATTTTAGTATTGACGGATTCTGCCATTTATTCTATGCAGTACCTTGGCCCACCTTATGTTTGGAGCTTTCAGATTCTGGGTAACAACATATCCATTGCTGGGCCAAATGCAATAGCAACCGCTAACAATATCACGTACTGGATGGGCACGGATAAGTTCTACATGTACTCTGGTCGCGTTCAAACTCTGCCATGCACTTTGCGTCAGTATGTCTACAACGACATAAATTTAACCCAATCCTTTCAGTTTATGGCGGGAACCAACGAGGGTTACAACGAGGTGTGGTGGCAGTATTGTTCTGCCGACTCCGACGTAATTGACCGCTACGTTATATACAACCACTTGGATAATGTTTGGTACTACGGCGACTGGGTTAACTACACCGGCACGGCATTTCAAGGGCGCACTGCATGGCTGGACAGCGCATTACGCGCTTATCCTATGGCGGCAACCTATGGCGTGGCTGGCGGCACTACAAACGCATTACTCGTGTACCATGAAAATGGGGTGGACGACGGCACAGTCAACCCATCAAATCCTATTGTGGCGCAGGTAACCTCATCTGACTTTGACATTGGGGACGGACACAACTTTGGCTTTGTTTGGCGGTTAATCCCTGACCTGACCTTTGACGGATCAAATGTAAACGGGCCAACTGCCATGTTTACGGTACTCCCCCGCGCCAACCCCGGTGCGCCATATGGTGACTCAAACAACCCAGATGTTGTCAGTGCGCAGAACTACCAGAACCAAAGAACCTATGAAATACAGCAGTTTACCCAGCAGGTGTATGTCAGGATTCGTGGTCGTCAGATGGCGTTTAAGGTAAGCTCAGATGAGATTGGTGTCCAGTGGCAGTTGGGTGTACCGCGTATAGATATTCGTCCTGACGGTAGGAGATAAGCATGGGATTAAAAACCGCAACCCAACCGCGTTTACCAGCAGCGCCCGATCAGTATGACCGCCAGTATATGGAGCAGCTTATCAACGTGTTGCGCTTGTACTTTAGCCAACTGGACAACGCCTCTCCCGCTGTGTTTTCTTCTCAAGGCGTTGGGACTACCTCGGTGGTAACTGCATTAACCTGCGCCCAACCTGACTTAACAACTCCCGGCGCAACCCAAGTTAGCCTGCCAACCCAAGCAGATCTTGCCAATCTCCGCAAGGGCGACATCTACTACGACACCACTGCCGCCAATGTTCTAAAGATCAAAGTATGACCCACACAACCACCACCCCCACTGAATACGTTCAATTTGACGAAGTTGATGACATCTGGATTAGGTCGTACACCATCGAGAAGGCAGGCTGCGGTTTATCCCAGCACGTACATGAACACGACCACGCTACCCTCATTTCTCGGGGTACTATCGAGGCTTGGCAAGACGGGCAAAATATTGGACAATTCACTGCCCCTGCGGTGCTTACGATTCCGGCTGGCAAAAAACACATTTTCAAAGCATTGACAGACGATGTGGTGCTTTGTTGTTTACATAATCTGCGTGGGACTGGCTTAGAGTCGCCCCAATTCAAGGAGTAATTTATGCCAGCGTTTGCCCTAACCGCCGCCGAGATTGCCGCCGCCGAAGCTGCCGCTATTGCTGCTGCCGAAGCCGCAGCGGTTCACGCCGCACAAGTAGCCGCCGCACAAGCTGCACAAGTAGCCGCCGCTGAAGCTGCCACACAAGCCGCCGCACAA